AAGGGAATCAAGTTTTAATCGATAAAGGTGTATGGCAACAAGTAACAGAAGAAGGAGTTACATCAATGCAGTATATCAACGGAACAAAGGCAGTTGTTTACATTGGTAAAGTAGTAAAGACACAAGGTACATATGACCCCGATGGACACGAAATAACACCGCCAATTTACTACGATGGTGTCGCTTATGACATAATGAGTACAGACACCTTAGACTTTGGAAGTAATGAAGTGTATCCTGCTGACAATGCAGCACATCAATTCTATGGGTTTCCAAGAAACGCAGAAGTTCCAAGACCATAAAAAATATATAAATTATGAAAAGAATCAGTAAACACATTTCTTACAAGGAAGCAACAAATTCAAACTATGCTCAACAGAATGGCATAAAGAATAAGCCAACAGAAGAACATATTGAAAATATGGAAGTATTAGCTGAAGGGGTTTTTGAACCACTCAGGGAATGGGTAGAAGGACCAATTAGAGTTAATAGTATGTTTAGGTCTTTAGAATTAAATACTGCCTTAAAAGGCTCTATTACATCATCACATATGAAAGGTGAAGCAATAGACATAGATTCAATGGGTGGAAAGACAAATCTTGAAATGTTTCATTACATAAAAGACAATTTAGATTTTGACCAATTGATTTGGGAATTTGGAGATGAACCAAGATGGTTGCACGTTTCTTATAAAAAAGAAGGAAACAGAAAGCAAGTATTAGTTACTAAAAAGCAAGGGGTTTATTATACTTGGGTTGATTAAAAAAATTGTTAAGATATGCCAATACCAAACAAAAAAATAGGTGAAAAGCAAAGTGATTTTATGATTCGTTGTGTTCCACAGGTAATGCAGTATCACGATAAATCTCAAGCTATAGCCATTTGTTATCGTTCTTTTCAAGGTAAGATGATAAATCTAGAAACTTACAATGACTATCCACAAAGTGCAAAAAATAATGCTAAGAAAGTTCTAAGGTGGAGGGATAAACACAAAGGTGAGGTTAAGGGTATGACACAGGTTGGATGGACTAGGGCAAATCAATTAGCAAAGGGTGAAAATATAAGCAGGGAAACCATTGCTAGAATGTCAGCATTTAGGAGACATCAAAAGAATGCAGAAGTAAGTCCTGAATTTAAAAGTACACCTTGGAAAGACAAAGGTTATGTTGCTTGGTTAGGTTGGGGAGGAACATCAGGTATTAATTGGGCAGCTAAAAAACTACAACAAATTGACAAGAAATGATAACCGATTACAAGACTATAATTATAAACCTCAGCACATTTACAATTTCAATGACTCACATTGATGTAGGATTAAAAATCCTTTTATTAGCTATTACGATTGGATACACTATTCAAAAATGGTATTTATTAAATAAGAATAAAAAAGAATAATATGCCAAAGAAAAAATTTTCAGAAACTAAGGTTGGTAAATTTCTTAAAGGTGCAGCACCTAAACTTTTAAACATAATAGGTGATGTATTTCCATCTGTAGGTATTTTAAGCAAGGCTAAAGACTTAATTCAAAAAGATACTAATATATCAAAGGAAGATAAAGATATTGCTTTAAAACTGCTTGAAATAGATGTAATGGAAATGCAAGAAGTGACTAAGCGTTGGGAATCAGATATGGCTTCAGATAGTTGGTTATCTAAGAACACAAGACCAATGACTTTAATATTTTTGACTGTATCAATGATTTTTTTAATCCTGTTAGATTCTTTAAATATTGATTTTGGAGTAGATAGTCAATGGATAGATTTACTTAAATCACTTTTAATAACTGTTTATGTAGCTTATTTTGGATCTAGAGGGGTAGAAAAGTTTAAATCAATGGGAAAGTAGTATTTGATTATAATTCGTAAGTCTTTATTTTTATTATATTTATATTTATTTTTATTATATTTGTTTTAATATTTATTTTTAGATATCTGTAGTAAATAAAAAATTCAAATTTATTATTTTTATTCTACAAAAAAAAATCTTTTAATCAAAAATTTAAAATTATGAAGTTTAAACTAGATGTAAAACACCTTTACAAAGAAGATAAAAAAGAAGAAAAAGATATGTATTCAATTAATTTTGAAACATACAATGGAAAGGTAGAAGGTAAATTTGAAAGAAGTGATATCAGACATATTATTGAAATCTTAGACAATGCCATCTAGAAAAAAACTTACTAGAAGCAAATTAGTTAAAAAGTTAGATACTGTATTTAGCCAATATATCAGACTTAAAAATTCAGATAATGAAAAAGCTACTTGCTTCACCTGTGGAAAAGAAAATCATTGGAAGAAATTGCAGAACGGACATTTTCAATCTCGTAAACACTATTCAACTAGATGGGATGAAATAAACTGTCAGGTACAATGTGCAGGTTGCAACGTTTTTAAATATGGGGAGCAGTATAAATTTGCTGTAAACCTAGATGCTAAATATGGTGAAGGAACAGCAAGAAGATTACACATTAAGGCACAGCAGATAGTAAAAATAGCAGACTTTGAATTAGAAGATATGATAAAAAGATACAAAACCTTTGTGGAATCAATGTAAATCACTACATTTGATCGTTCTGTTCTGTTAAAGAAAGGGGGTAAAATTAATTTTTTATCCTTTTTTTTTGCTTAAAACTCTAGTTATTAAATTTTTTGTTTATATTTGTTTAATATTAATATTTAAAACAGAACAAAATGGAAACACAAAGAACAACATTAAGTAAGGAAATTAAATCCTTAGAAGAACAGCTTAAAGGTGCTGTATTAAATGCAGATGCTTTTGAGCAGATTGCAATTTACAGAAGGTTAGAAATAGCAAAATCAACATTATTAAATCTTGATTAATATGTCTATAAACTTTTCAAACCAAACAACCTCAACGATTATTCAGGAGTACGAATATAGAGTTCAAGCATTGCTGAGCAACTTAGAATGTTTAGAAGCACAATTAGAAGTTATGAAACAAAATCAAATACAATGAACAGAGAAAAATTAGTAGAACTTTACAAAAAGTATGATTTGCAAAAAGATGATGTTTACAAGCATCAGCATTATGTGATCATCACAAGACAAGGGATTGAAAAAATCCAAGCAAAAGAAAACATTACTATAACTTATGAGGTTGTGAGGTGTGAAACTAACTTTGCAGTTTTTAAATCTAAGGCATTTATTTCAAGTAAACCTGCTACAGTTTTAGAAACTTTTGGTAGTGCTTTAAAAGCAGCTAATTACAAAGATGGAAACTGTAATAGTTGGTATGTTGCTGAGATGGCAGAGAAAAGGGCATTAAGCAGGGCAGTTTTAAAACTTACAGGCTTTTATGAACTAGGGGTTTTTGGTGAAGATGAATCAGAAGACTTTAAAAAGAAATAGATATGAACAAAATTATAACTATTAGGGTAACCGAAGAAGATTTTGAGTATATTACAAAAGAATGTAAAAAAGAAAGACTACCAAAATCAGCTTGGATTAGAAGAAAATTAATGTTTAAAGATTTAACAACTAAATAAATAAATTATGAGTACACTTATTACAGGGTCAATTAGAGTTGACAAATTACCAAAGGAAAAATTTGTAAAAGGAAAAGATGGAGCAGTATATTACAATTTAACCATATCAGTTCAAGATGAAACTAGATTTGGAAACAATGTTGCTTTTATGGATAGTCAAACTAAAGAAGAACGTGATGCAAAGGTTGCAAAGAACTACCTTGGTAACGGAAAGGTTGTTTGGACTGATGGCAATGTTAAACTAGCTGAACGTGAAGAAGAAGCAGCAAAAGTAGAAGCAACTGCAGATACAGATTTACCATTTTAAAACTAACCATTTTTAATTAAAAGGTGTAGGTTTTATTATCTATGCCTTTTTTTTTATATATTTATCAAATGACAGAAAAACAGAACGAACACAATATGTTAATGCAGTTTATAGAACAAGACTGCTTTGTAGATTCAAAAGAAAAAATAGCCTATCCACCTGTGGCATTATCCTTTGGTGAGAAAGTTATAAAATCAAATAAAATTGAAGGTGATTTGATTGTTCCAATACCCATAGGAACTTATGGAAATTTATCTGTAGTTACAGCACCACCAAAAACAAAGAAAACATTTTTTATATCATTATTAGCTTCCTGCTACCTTAGTGGTTCAAATCAATTTGGGGGCGATATAAAAGGACATAAGGGTAATGATGGTCAGTTAGTACATATTGACACAGAACAAGGATTGTGGCATTGCCAAAAGGTCTTTGAAAGGGTTCATAAAATGGATTCAAATATAGATTCAGAAATTTATCATACCTTTGGTTTAAGGTCAATCGATTATAAAATGAGAATTGAATTTATAGATTACTATTTAAGGGAAAAAATTAAAACACCTTCTTTAGTTATTATTGATGGAATTGCTGATTTATGCTCAGATGCAAATAACATTTCAGAAAGCAATCAGGTGGTCCAAAAATTAATGGAATGGTCAGCAAAATACAAATGTCACATTATTAACGTTATACATCAAAACTTTGGTAGTTCTAAACTAGGGACAGGACATCTTGGTTCATTCTTAGAAAAGAAAGCAGAGACAGTAATACAATTAGAAGCTAATACAGTAAACAAAGATTGGGTAACTGTTAAATGTGGTAGAAGCAGGGGATATGCTTTTGATACATTTAGCTTTGAAGTTAATGAATTTGGATTACCTCAAATAGTTGGGGATTTATATGACCCATTAAAATAGTAAAATGGTACAAAAGAAAATGATATTGTTGGCAAAGAAGCATAAAACTTGGATTAACATAGTTTTGTCTTTTGGATGCAGTAAAACAATAGCAGAGGACATTGTACAAGAAATGTATATAAAAATACTATTAAAGTTAGAAAATGGCTTAGACATAATGTATGAAAATGAAATAAACTATTACTACATCTTTAAAGTTCTGAAAACTTTATACATTGATTTAAAAAGAAAAGGCAAGAATATTAAAATTATAAACATTGAAGATACAAATTTATCTCAATATGATTTTGATGTTGATTATGATGAAGCATATGGTATTGTAAAAGATGAATTAAAGAATATGTTTTGGTATGACCGAAAAGTGTTTGAAATAATAAACGAAGGGGAAAGCATTGCTGATTTTTCTAGAAATTCGTACATTGAATATTATTCGCTTTATAACACATACAGAAAGGTAAAGGACAAATTAAAAAAATTGATATGACAATTACATTAACAGACAAACAATTAGATTGGTGCAAAGATTTAGCAATTAAACGCTCAGGGTCAATGAATCACGCAGACACAAAAAATAGTTCTAATTTCTTTAAAAGCAAACCTGCTTGGTGGAGGCATTACATTGGTGTAATTGGTGAACTTGCATATTCAATTTATACAGGTGAAGAAGTAGATGTTTTAACAATTGGAAAAGGTGATCTAGGATATGATTTTAAATATGGAGTAGATGTTAAATCTTCTAATTCTAAAAACAGACCTCCTTTATTATTATTTGCAAATCAATTTAAAAGAAAAAAAGCAAACCATTACGTTCTTGCTTGGGTTCAGGAAAATTCTGTTGAACTGATAGGTCACATAAAAAGAAAAAAAGCAATAGAAGTAAAAGAAGTAAAAAATTTTGGCTTCGGTGAAACATATGTAATTGACAATAAACATTTAACAAAATTTAGATGAAAGTATTAGAATTATTTGCAGGAAGCAGAAGTATTGGAAATGCAGGTGAAAGTTTAGGCTATGATGTTTATAGTAGTGATATTAATAGTTTTGATAAAATAGATTATGTAGTTGATATATTAGATTTTGATATAAAAAAACTTCCTTTTAAACCTGATATTATATGGGCAAGTCCACCTTGCACAACTTACAGCATAGCAGCTATTTCACATCATAGACCAATAAACAAACCATTATCTAGATTTGCTATTACTAGTGATTTAATTGTAAAAAAAACATTAAAAATCATTCAAGAATTAAAACCTAAATATTGGTATATTGAAAACCCTAGGGGGTTATTAAGAAAGCAAAATTTTATGATTGGTTTGCCAAAAACTACAGTTTGGTATTGTACTTATGGAGACAATAGAGCAAAGCCAACTGACATATGGAGTAATAATATAAGATCCTTATTAAATATAAATGGATGGCAGCCTAGACCTGAATGTTTTAATGGTAATAAAAATTGTCATCACGAACCTGCACCTCGCGGGAGTAAAACAGGAACACAAGGATTAAAAGGTAATTATAACAGGAGTAAAATACCAAAAGATTTATGTTTAGAAATTTTAAAATCAATACAATGAAACTAGGAGATTTAATTTATTACATAACAAAATACACAGGCATTAAATTTATTGTAGAAAAATATCATACATTTATGGGAAGCAAATGCAACTGTGATAAAAGAAGAAAAAACCTAAATGATTTAAAAATTAAAAGATGGTAAAATTTGATAACGAAGACAGAATTGATTGGCAGAAATTTAGATTGGGAAATGGACAGCACATATCAGCTATCGAATTTGAATTGGTTTGCCAACTCCACTCAAAGTATTACAAACATACATTTTACAAACCCTGCACCTGCTCCCCTAAAGTTATAAAAAGATGGATAAAAGATTTGAACATCATTTGGGATAATGGGAATAAAAAAGATTAACAAGTGGGAAAAGGCTGTGGTCTTCCTGCTTAACTTAGATGGTTGGGATTTAAAACATACAGGTGAAGGATTTACAATTTATGATGCTATTGGTAAAACACCAAAAGGAATTGACTGTGTTATTGAAATGAAATTCAGGAAAAAGCATTATGATGAAAAAATGCTTGAAAAAGATAAGTATGATGCCTTAATGGCATTAGATGAAAAGGTTATAAAACTATACTTTGTTAATGACCCAAAAGGTAACTTCTTATATTGGCTCAATACGATAGAACTTCCTACACCTGTGAAAAAATATTGTCCTGATACTACTATGTGGACAAAAAAAAGACTTCTAAAAGATGTTTATTTACTAACTGAAAATCAGGCTAGTATTATAAATATTAATATTTCTGAAAAATAAGTTATTAAATTTATTGTTTATAAGATTATTATTTATATATTTGTGTATAATTAATAATTAAAAGCAGAACATTATGACAAGCAAAACCCAAATTATTGAAAATCAAGAAGTTACAGTTAGATTCTTAAACGATGATAAAGTATGCATAAATGGATTTAGAGACATAGACGAAAAATGGTTTAATTCAGCATTAAAAAGAATAAAAAGGGATTTAGCTTTCGGAATTAAAATACCTGAATTTGGAGGTACTAGAAACGAAAGATACAATTTTACTACATTAACAAATGAAGAACTAAAAAATAGATTTATAATTGATTAATTAAAACAAACAAGATGGCAACAGAACAAAAATCAGAATTATCAAAAGCATATGACAGGCTAAGGGCTTTAAACCTAGAAACAAATGCAGACCAATTCATTGAATTAAATAATATCCTTTGTGATTTAGCAACTAAGGAATTTAAAAAAGGTTTAGATGAAGGTCTTGAAATATCAAAAAAAGTTTACATAAATAATTAATCTTAAAAACAGAACAGATGTATCAATTATCAAAGTACAAGCAGAATTTAACTATCAAAGGAAATCAGGTATGGAGTTATACAACTCACGTTGCAACCATAGCAGAAGATAAATTATACCAATTAGGGTATTGGTCTATGACAACTCAGAAGCATATCAATTATGTAGCAAGTGAATTGGATTTAACTTTAATCAAATAAGATGGCATATTATACAAAAGAAATGGGTGGCACATTATTGATAGTCACCCAAGACCAAAGGAGTTATGAAGTTAGTAGAACTTACCATAGTTCAGATTTATCTATAACACCTGACAAGGGTGTTCCTGCAGCAAGTTCAACTGAAGAATCTGATTTTATAAAAATGTATAAATTAAGTAATTGTTGGTCAGTATGAGGGTAAATGAAGCAGCTTGGAATGACCTTAAAACGTTAATAGAGCATCACACAGGCAATGATAGTAATATCACAAACATAACTATCAATTATCAGGTTAAAGAAGTTAAACAAAATAAAAACTATTTACATTTAAATGTAAAATTATGAGCAAAGAAAAAACTACATACATTCACGAAACAAATCATCTTTATTGCCAAGACGGAGAATTGCATATCGGATATGGAAAAGATAATTGGGTAGTGTTTAATACAGACCAATTGTATAAAGATTTACCTTTTATAATAAACCAAGTTGTAAAGGAAAATAAAAAGATGCAGGAAATGTACTTAGAATCAATCAAAGAATCATTGGAGGAATTATGATATTATTAGTAGATGCAGACAGCTTAATTTTTGCAAGTTGTTACAAGAAAAGGGAACATCCTGAAGATGATAAATACTATACAGATATAGCTGATGCTAGAAATAAGTTTGACCAACAGTTTATGGCTATTGTAAACAAGTTGGAAGATATGTACAGCATTGATAGGGTAGTTACATTTAGTGGTTCAAAAGGTAACTTTAGAAAGCTAATTACAGGTAAGTATAAAGCCAATAGGAAAAAAGCAGAATTACCACCATTATTAAATGAGATGCACCAATTTGTAAAAGACCAATACGATTCAGTTTATGGTTATGGAATTGAAACAGATGATATGGTTGCAAGATATTGGTTTAATCTAAGCAGAGAAGTTGGAAGGGATGAAGTTATGATTGTATCAATAGACAAGGACTATAAGCAGTTTCCTGCATTGATTTACAATTATCATTATAAGCACCAAGAAATACTTGACATATCAGAAGATCAAGCAATGTATAATTTCTATGAGCAAATGATTATGGGTGATACTGCTGACAATGTAAACTACTTTAAAGGAAAAGGTAAAAGGTTTGCAGAAAAGTATTATGCAGATTGTCAAACCAAATACCAATATACTAGAAAGCTATATGAATTATTTAAACAAGAATACAAGGGAAAAGCAAGACAGAAATATGCTGAATGCTATCACCTTTTAAAACTAAGAACAGAATGAAAGCAACTCAAACACATTACGATAACGGAAAAGATTATGATGTTATTGATGTAATTAATGATTACGAATTAAACTTTAGCAGAGGCAACGTATTAAAATATATTATCAGAGCAGGAAAAAAGACTGATGAATTAGGTGACTTATTAAAAGCACAGGATTATCTAGAACGAGAAATAGAAATTTTAAGAAATAAATTATGAGACAGAAAGATTTAGAAAAATTAAGTGGTGCAATATTAACCTCATTTATCAACCTGCATTTTTTAGAAGATGCTGACAAGATTGGTTTATTCAAGCAAAAAGTAAGAAACAACGTTAGAAGGACTATAAGCGACTTAAAAGAAATAGAGGTAAATTACTATAACAAAGTAGAAGAAGTTGATGAAAGTGACCTTGCTGATAAGCTAACGACAAATAAAATGGTTTTTTTAGAATGGCTTTTAAATAAGTTTGACTTCAATGACTTTTGTAAGATCCAAGAAATATGTTTGGCATATGAATTAGACAAAGAAGCAATCACAGAATCATCAGATAAAGTATTAGAAAATAACGGAGCAACATCAATAGGGTAAATTATGGTATTAAAAGATATACAAAAAATAGGTAATAGTGTAAAAGAAATGTCAGGAATAGATATTTTTAAAAATACAAGAAACAGAACACACGTTGAGTTAAGGGCATTAGTTTGTTTTATCCTGCGAGAAAAATTAGGTATGAGGTGGACAAACATTTCATTATACTTTGAATCAGAAGGAAAAACTATGCATCACGCAACAGCTATTCATTCAGTTAAGATGTACCCAATTTACAGAAAGTACAATAATGATCTACAGGAATTAGAAAGGTGCTTTAATTTTAAAAGCGAATTACAATACGATGAAATCGATAAGTTGCATTATCTGCAGGGAAAGTTCGACAACTTAGAATCTAAATACAATGCTTTAAAAAACAAAATTAAAAACAATCCTATCTTAAAAGTACTACAAGAAATACCTGAAGATTATGTTGGTGAAGTAATTCAGACAATAGATTTAGTGAAGAAAAGTTGGGAATGGAAGAAAAAATAATTACTTACAACTTAATTGTATATGATTTAGTGCGTATAAATTAACGACAAAATACTTTGACTATCATAATTACTGAAATATTAACGACAACGGATGGTAATATGATTAGTAGTGTAAATTAATAACTAAAGATAATAGAGATGAAAAATAGAATAATTGAAATATGTGAATTAGGGCAACCACAAAGTATAATACATAGAGAAAATGAACCAATTACAGAGCTAATAAATACAGAGGTTTTAATAAAAGAACTTAACCAAGCTATTAATTATACACGTTGTTGTACGGAGTTAAAGGAGTTTAAAGATGAATTTATAGAAGCGTGGGAAGATGGTAGTGGTGGTGATAGTGATTTATACAGAAAAGCTAAAAACCTTTAATTACTTACAACGTA